CGGGCCTGCCCTCCAAGGGTTCTGGTGTCAAATTCGACGATCCAGCGCCACCAGTGGTCTCGGTAGAAGACTCGTATCGATGGCTCAGAACACATCCTCGTCAGCTGGCTCATTAGGTGCCTCCTTTTGGGTCTCTTCAAGACTAACACGGTTATACCAACCTGGGTAGTCAAGACTAAGGATCCGCGGCTCACGATTGGGCCACTCGCCAGACTTCTCGCATTCTGCGTAAATCTTCAGGGCCTTCTCACATTTGTACATACCTTCAGCCATCATATCTGGTGTAACCTCAAAAAGGTCCACCGTATATGGCGCCTTGCGTTCAATGGCGGCAAAGATGAACTTGAATTCCTTGCCAAAAGCTACCTCCGCAGCCTTGGCGTAATACGCAGCCTGGAAGTCGTAACCTAGTCCGACCACCTTCTTGGCGAACAGCTCGGGATCGACCGTGTCAGTTGTCTTGAGGTCAAGTACAATACCCTCTTGAACCAGGATGCTATCCAGGCGGGCCTTGCAGCGCACTCCCATCCAGTCCCAGTAGATGGAGACCTCATTGCGCTTGATGTACTCTGCATCGGTTCCTGAGTACCACTCAAGGCGCCTCAGGGACTCAGCCATGCCCTGCACGCTGCCCCAGGGGTCGTCCTTGCCCCCAGTTCCCAAGATCTTCTTCCGTCCTACGCTGGCTTTCCACTCCCTCCCTTCCTTTGTCGTCAGCTTGATGTCGTCAGGCTTCTTCACGTAGGCGCCATTAAAGGCCTCTTCGCCGTCCAGGACGAGGCAGTGGGCCGCTGTACCCATCTCCATGGCAGGGGTAGGGATAAGCCTGAACTTCAGGGCTGCTTGATAATGGGCAGGACTGTCTAGAATCTTCTTCAGGCTTGACTGATTCACCCCAGGCTCCTTCCTGTAAGCAAAGTCACTCTGGTTGTAGGCGATTTCAGCAGTCACGGGTAGCAAAGCATATACACCATTCTATCAGAACGGCAACTCCTCCTGTTCCTCGCCAATCGGAATAATCCTGACGTACCAGGTGCTTTGCTCCTTCTTGCACTTCGTCCAACGGACAGACAGCTCGGGGATGATGCTGATTCGATCGTCTTCCCAGAGCACGGTGTTGACCGTGTCGAAGAATGCTCCAACCACGTTATCGATGTCGGCTCGCCCCTCGCCGTGCAGTTCCATCTCAACACGAAGGGGCCCCTTCAGAGGAGGCCCGTCGTATTGCTCCTTAACCTTGGCCAGAAGCTGCTTTTGGTTGTCTTTATAGGACTTTGGCATGAAGGTCCCCCTAGAGGTCACCCTCGGCCTGGCCTTGCTGAACAGTGGATGAAAGATCTCAAGGGTGATCATCAACAATCTCAGCAACCACCGCTATGGTACCAAGCCCCGCTACTGACAGCCCTAAGAACTGAAGCAGCGAGACTATAGCCAGGGAGGAGAAGCAGATCACTTCTCACAACGCCCGTCTTTCAGCACGCAGGTAGAGCCATCCTTCTTGACGCCAAGAACAAAGCCCCTCTTTTCGATGGTGCTAACGATCTCGTCCTCTGAGAACTGTTCAAGATCCTTGCGCTTGAGAACCTCGTGAACTTCTTCGTCAGACAGCTCTATAGGCCCCAGGGAAGGGTCCCACATATAGTCCTCGTCAGAGTCCCAGAAGTCTGCCCAGTCGCTGGCCTGAGCCTCGGTGACCCGATTAGCAGTGCCCTCAAGAAAGGTCGACGTCTCTGTGCGAACAGGCTCGAAACCGGTCAGATGGAATACCGGCACGTCCTCGGAAGAGTCGAAAGGCACTGGCCAAGCCTCATCCAGATCAACCGATTGACCGTAATACGTCAGGATCTCGTCGTACACGCCTTCCTCGTCGGGCACATAGGAGCCGCTAGGAGCGTCAAGAGACGCAATCTCCCTCTCTATGTACCAAATAGCCTTTTTCAGCCCTTCACGGGGATCCTCGCCGGGCTTGCGGCCATTGCGGCTCAGGTACTTCAAGGCGTTGCCGAGGCGGTAGTTGAGGTTCCAGTCTTCGATGACGGCAATCGGCTCAAACTGCCGGTCGCCTTTGTAGTGGTCTGGATTCACGTTGTCGTAGGTCATGGGGTCTCCTTAGGAAAGTTTAATGTTGCGGGCGTCAAAGCAGGTCTTAGTCCTGCTGGTCCCTCTGTTCAGCCTAACAGAGCAATGGCGTTTTGTCGAGTCAGTGACAGTACCTTTTTCCCAGCCAGCACCCATGTAGATGCTGACGGGAGTGCCCTTGCGAAGGATTGGCATGGGAGTTGGTGACTTTGAGAGTCGCTTCTGTTCGGTTTCCTTCATCGGCTCCTCCTGTGCTGTTCGTTCAGGATGATGGCTTTGCCGCATTCGTTCCAGGCTGCTACAGCTTGCTCCCAATTAAGGCCGGAAGCAACTGTCTTGCGGGCCTTTTGGTCATAGACCTTGAAGGTGCCACCGCGATGATCGTCGACACCATTCGTGTTGATGTCATTTTCAAGATCTCTTTGGCGGCGCTGAGCGCGTTTCCGTTGTGCGCGTTTAGGCATCACTTGACCTCCCTTTCGAGAATGTAGTGAGCAGGTAGGCTCCCGTTGGTGCCAGAGACTGCATTGATGACGGTAGGCAGGTGGCGATCAGTGCTGTTGAGAACCCAGAGATCACCTTTGGTGCTATATCTCAGGAGTCCAGATGCGGTCATGTCCCCTAGAACCTCTTCCACCAAGTACTCTAGGCGGGTTCTATCGTCGTCGGCATCAAGGAACTCTGACCAATCGCTATAAAGCTCGCCACGCGCGCATATCGGGGTAATAGCTCCAACCACCTCGCTTTTCTTGACCGCCCCACGGAACAGCAGGATCGACCAGACGAATGGACGCACGTCGGCCATCGTCAATCCTGGGGTTGAGTCGTACAGCAACCCAAGGGTGCCTGGTGCTACCTCTGCCTCTTCAATCCTGAATCCGAATGGTGCCATGGATACCTCCTTGATTGACTGATCACATACTAACACCAAAAAAGCCCAGGCGCAAGGCCCAGGCTTCTAAGGTCGTTCGGGAAGGGGTAACCCAGGTTACCTAATCAGAACAGAGGCTCAGCCGCGCTACCCCCACCATCGCGACGGTCTTCCATGAAGGTGACGCTGGCGTTCTTTACGTCGAGATACAGCTTGTCGTTGTACTCACGTTGCACCAGCTGTCCGCGAACGCATACCCGGTCGCCACGCTGAAGACGGTCGGCCACGATCTCGGCCTGCTTGCCAGAGACCTCTACACTGTAGAATTGGCCCTTCTTCTCTTCATCCTTTGAGTAGAAATACTCTTGATCCACCATGCTAAACTTGGCGATCTTGCCGCCGTTACCGAACTCACGAACGGTGACAGCTTCGGTGCCCTGCTTGCATGTGACCTTGCCTGCGGTAGTGATTGCAGCCATTTTCAGTTCCTCGTAGAGGTTGTGTTGTTACTCTTCAGTTTAACAGCAAGACGAGCAGCCTTCTCCTCTTCTTTCTCCAGTGCCTTGGCTTTCATGGTACGGACGGCCTCTTGATAAAGGCCTTGGCAGCGCTTGCTGCTCAGGGACAGGCGAGAAGCAACCACAGACATCCGGCCGCGCTTGGCGTAAGCCAGAACGATATCCTGGGTGCGTGGCTCGATGCCGCATTCTGCCATCAGATCCTTCAGCTCCAGTTCTGCACGGCCTTCGGGAGCGGAGTGGCGACTGAGGATGCGATTGTCCTCGGAGATAACGTCAGCAATCGTCATGCCCTCGTCGTCGTAGTCCCCTGCTTTCTTGTCAATAGAGGAGACATCTAAGCTCCTGGCAGTGGCCGCCATGATGTCAGCGGGAATCTTGCCGTTTTTCGCCTTACTGGGATGGCCGTGACGCTGCCGATACAGGAACTCGCAGACGGAGTTTTCGGGGATGTAGATGGCGCGGTCTTGGCTGTTGTGCCAGCGGGTGACCGACTGATAGATCCAGCTGTAAGCGTAGGTAGAGAACGCAAAGCCTCGCCTGGCATCAAACTTCTCTGCGGCGCGGCGTAGCCCCAGGTATCCCTGCTGAAGGAGGTCACTGGTCACTTCAGAGCGCATGCTAAGGCCATTGCGCTTGCTCAGATACTTGCGAACGATATTGGGAACGAGTCGCAGGTTGTGCTCGCAGATTTTGTTGACAATCTTGACGTAGGCGGGTGAGCCAGGCTCGAAGGTGTCGCGCTTCTTTGCGAGGCGAAGCATTTCAACCGCCGGCAGGAGGGGGAATCTTCCTGCAGCATTTAGCCAGAGTTGGATTGGGTCGTTAGTCATTTTCGGGTCCTCGTGAGGTATGTGAATAGTATGTACGAGAAAAAGCCCCCTGTCAAGAGGGCTTTATTAAAGTTCCATTAAAGAACTCTAAGAAGCTGGTCAGATCACCACTGTCCGTCTTCTG